GCCGGGTCAAAGGCATAGCCGCCCTCGTGAATCAGAACGTCGGGTAGTGCGGTTTGGAAACTCATGATTCACCCTCCCCTTCCTCCGCCGCCGGCGCGGCCAGTTCACCTCTCAAAGCCCGGGAGCGCGGAGGGCGGGGATGAACCTAAGGGCGCCCGTCCTAGGCACATTCCAATATATCTTGGCAACTTGCCCCCGCGACATAGGCATGATGACTGTTGCTGGAAGATCATATCCTGGCGTAACGTGGGAAAAAGACATTAGCAATACAGATTGTGACGCGTCCCACAAGTGTATAGCAACGTGCTGGCCGGCGACCGTAGAGTCTCTTACCGCATATATCCACCCATCCGCCGGCGCGGTATAAGTCATGCCGCTCGCGCCCCAAGGGATGTCGATGTAAGTATTAGACGGGAACCCGCTGTAATCCGCCTTGTCCAGCTTGGCGGCCAGCCCGTCCCGAAGGGGCCGCAAATCCGGTTCGGGTATGTCGGCATACTCCAGCCGCAGTCCTCCGCCCTCCCGCTCCACGGCGGTCAGCGCCTGCCCGGCCTCGGCTTCGGCGAGGTCGGGCAGGTTCAGCGATTCAGCCGATTGCGCCGCGCGGGCCGCGTAGTGCCGGGCCGAAAAGAGGCCGGCCCGCACTTCCTCATCTTCCGGGTTGGCGGCCCATTTGCGGGCCCACGCGGCCCCGTATTTGGCCCGGGCGGCCGCTCTGGCGGCCCGGGCCGCTTCGGCTTGGGCGGCCTCCCGGGCCGCTTCGGCGGCTTCCGCCAGGGCCGCCAGGTCGCTGTATTGGATGGGCTTGTCTATATTGGGCGGGGCGATCATGGCCCGGCCGACCAATTCCCGCAGTTCCTGGCCGATCATGGTCAGAATGTCCAGGGCCCGCTCGTGGGTCTCGGCCGGGAAAACGTCATGGGGCCGGTAGTCGGTCTCCTGGGTGAAATCCATGCGCCGGAGCATGACCAGGGAGAGGCCCCTCCCGGCTTTTTCGCGCCCGGCCAAGGTCAGGGCTATGGTTCCGCCCTGGTCCAGGCCCAGGCCCGATACGGTGTAGTCCGCGCCCAACTCCAGGCGCAGGACCCGGAAAGAGGCGTCCACCAGGTCCACGGCCAGTTCGCCGGCCTTGAAGACCTTGAAGGGGAAGGTGTAATCCGTTACCGCCTCGTGGGTGACGTGGACGATTCGGGAGACGGGGGAGGATACGGTCATATAAGCCTCATTTCTTCTTAACGTTACTGAACAGCCTTATCAAACCCGCGCCTTCGGGCCGCCCCTTGCCACCCCTTCGGCGAAGTGATAGGATTGGCTAAAACGCCGGAGGGGCATTTCATGAAGAATGTCGTTCTTTTCTTTTTGCTGGCTTTCATGGCCGCTCCGGCTTGGGCTGAGGATAACTCCAGGGATTTATGGCGCGCCTGGAGCGCCAAGGAAATCACGGCCTATCTCTTTGGCTGCTACCAAATGCAGCGCGCCATTTGCGAGGCCGACTGGCAACGCTCACCGGCCCTCTCGCCGGAACAGCAAAACGAAGAACATATCAAATTTCTGGCCTGCCTGCCGCCAAAGCACAAAGATTTTGATTTAATGGCCGAAACATTTTCCATGGTGGACACGGTATACGAAAACGATACATACAAAAAAATCGAGCCGGCTTTCATAATGCAGTCCTATTGGATGTGCCGAAAAATAACCAAAGGCCATGGCCGGGACGCGATTTCCTGCACTTACAAATCCCTGAATGAACTCTTGCATAGATCAAAACGCCTCTTTGATTGAAAAGCATACTTCCCCGCTCAAGGGATTACGGGTTTTCCCGCCGATGGCCCGGCGGACTTCCGCCAGTCGGCGGCCCGCAGCCTGCTCACCAATTGCGGCGGCGCGTCCAGGCGGGCGTCCCCCATCAGTGCCGCCACCCTTTTGAGGCGGCAAATTCGACACTTCCTCGTGAGGTCTTGGGATCCCTCCTTAACATTTTGATGAACCGTAGTCATTTCTTTACCCGGCCGCCCTCGGCCTGGTATTTCCTTACCTTGTTGACCTGCTCCGTAGTCAAGCCGCGGTTCTGGGCCAGGGCATCTATTTCCAAACTGGTCATGGGGTCGTCGGCCTCGCGCCGCTGGTCTATCTCCACCATCAGCCGGTCCGCGGCCTCCCGGTTGGCCGGGGTGGGCTGGTTGAGCAGGCCCGCGTCAATCTTTCTATCCAGCTCTTCCCTGGCCGCCCGGGAAAAACCCTCCGCCTCCCTTAAGGCCGCTTTCATCCGGGTCGGCGGCCAGTCTTCAATAGCGGCTTGTTGCAAAAACCTCTCCGTGGCCGCCAAGTCGGCGGCGGCCCGGCGAATCTGGTGAAAGCTGATTTCGCGCTTGAAGCAGCCCTCCGCCAGGCCGCGCCGTTCCGGGTTCTCCAGCTTGGCTATTTCATCAAAACCCTGCCGGATCTTTTCGGCTATACCGGTCTCGCTCTCGGCTTGGCAGGCCGCGGCCACGGCCTCGCCCCAGGTTTTCACCAGCCGGTCGGTTTTCATATCCTGGATTGCGTTCCACAGAGTCTGTCCCCGGCTGAGCTTGTCGCCGGCGCTCTGGCCATCGGCCGCGCTCTCCACGCCCGCCCCGCAGACCTCGGCCAACAGGCGCTCGGCCTCACCGGTTTTGCCGACCTGGCCCAGGGCCAGGATGGCCGCCTCCAGCCCCTTGTCCCGCCGCTGCCGGGCCTTGGCCTTGAGATAAGCCGGGTCGGCCCCCGGGTTCAAATCGGCGTATTCCTTATCCAGCGCGGCCAGATATTTATCCCAGTTTTCCGGGTCGGCCTCTATCATGGCCAAGGTCTGTTCCGTCTTGCCCTCCCAGACCTGGTCGTGATAGCGGTCCAGTTCCCGAGACCGGTGGTCATAGGCGCGGTTCAGGCCGGCGCTTTGGCTGTGGGCCAGGAAGGAACTTAAATAATTCTTCTGAAAGCCGCCCCGGGCCCTTTGCAGAAGTTCGGGATTCGCCTTCTTGTACCAGCCTTCGGCGAACTTGACGGAGTTTTCAAAACCGTCCTTGCTTTTCATTTCGGCCAGGCGGGCCAGCATTTCCCGTTCCCGCTTCTGGTATTCCATGGTCCAATCCAGGGCCTCGAGCTTTTGCTTCTCCCGCTCCTGCTTAAACATGACATCGCCCCAGGCCCCCACGGCCCCGGCCGCCTTGCCCAGGCTCTCGGCCGCCCAGGATATCTCTTGGGGGGCCTGGGCCTGGGCTTGAAGGCCGGCCTCGCCGACCCGGACCCGGCGTTCCACGCCGTTCCCGCTGACGTCGGGCAGCTTTATCATCCCGTTGTAGTCTTCAATCCACTGGCTCATGCGTGCGTCCCTAAGGCCCCGATGGAGCTGAACGACTTGCCCAGGCCCCCGGCGAAACTGCTGATACCGCTCATCCAGCCGCTGTATATGGCATATTTGGCGTTGCTTCGGGCCACCTGGGCCGCGCCGCGGAGGTCGGCCGCCTGAAAATCGTAACCCTGCTTTTTGAGGTTCGACCCCAGGTTGAGCTGGAACCGGTCATCCCTGAGCCTCGCTTCGGATTCCTCGCGCACCAAAAGCCCGGTGGGGCTTTCCAGCACCCCGCCCTGGGCCATGGCCGCCCGCTGCCGGCCAAGCTGCTTAAACCCCTCCCGGGCCGCCTGGGAATCCTCTATTTTGCCCTGGCTCTCGGTTATGCCGGCGTTCAGGGCCGCTATCCGGGAGTTGGCGTCGGCCGCCCGGGCCTGGTTCTCATAATTGGCCGCCCGGTTGTAACCCGCGGAGACATTCTGGACAGCATTGAGTATGGCCTCCAACCCATACATTGCCGATGACGCAAAACCCATATTCCCTCGCTATCTTCCGGCCACGGCCACCGCTCCAAGCATCGGCCTAATGTCCGCCGGCTATGGTCCAGGCCCACGGCCTGGTTACCAACTACCTCCCGTCATGTGGGCCCGCAGCCAGTCACTATCCGCCGGCCTTTGGGGCGGCAGTTGAATGGCGTTCAAGCGCTTGGCCTGTTTCAAGGCCGCCTCGTATTCCTTCCAAGCCAGTTCCCGCTTGCCGGAGGCCCCGATGAACCGCTCGGCCATGCGCACGGCCAGCTTGGCGGCCAGGACCTCCACGAAGGTTGGCGGATAAAAGGCCGGGTCTTCCACCCGCCGCAGATATATGAGGTTCAAGGGCGGGCCCTGGTTGGTCAGGATGTTCCGGCCCTCGATGAGCCAGGCCCGGTTTTCGCCGGCGATGAAGTCATCCGTCAGGGCCTGAGGCCAGGGGCCGGCCTCCTGGACCCGCAGGCAGTCGGCCGGGAGCTGGTATTGATAGCTCCAGCCGAAGGCCGGCGGCTCCCCGAGGGCCGCCAGTTGCACCCGGGCCCGGGCGAAGTTCCAAGAGTGCCTTTCTATCTCCGCGTCCCGCACCGAATCGAAGAGGCTCCGGGCCAGGGCGGCGGACTGGCCCGGATCATCCAGGGAGGTGATCCGGGCCTCGCCCAAGGCGGAGAGGGCCTGGTTGACTATGTCGATGACCCCGGCCATCAGGGCGCCGCCCTGAACCCCTTGCCGGCGGGCGATGCGCCCGCGCTGGGGGCGGCCGCCGTGGCCGGAAGGTTGGCGGCATTGCGGGGTCCAGGGGCCCCCGGCCCCNNCCCGGCCCCTGGCCTTTGCCCTTTTTCTTGGTGTCGGAGGGCTTGACTATCGGGGCCGGGATGGGAGTGCCCAGGGGCCCCTTCTCCGGCGGCTTAGGTTTGTTGGCCTGATTGTTCACGATCTTTTCCTTTCTTCTTGATTTTCAGGGGCGCCGGCCAGCCCCTACTCGGCGACGTTGACCTGCACGACCTTCTTCTCCTGGGTCCGGGTGGCCCCGAGGGTGCAGGACATCCAAATCTGCCAGACATAGTTTTTGTCGCTCCGGCGGTCGATCTGGGTTTCCAGGTTGTTCCAGGCGCCCAGGTGCAGACCGCTCTTGACCCAAGCGAAGCAATGCCGGATGCCGGGAGTCCCCGGGGTGGAGAGCAGGCGCTCGGTGCGGACGAACTTGAAGCCCATGAAGCTGTCAATCTCGCCCTGGACCAGGGTCCGGATGGTGTTGTAATCCGCGTTGGTGGCCTTGGTGTTCCGGAGCATATCGGAAAGCTGCCGGGCCGAGCAGGCCAGGTAGCGCGGCTCCCCGGGGTCGTTCTCGGCCGCGGTGAGCATTTCGCGGGCCATGATGAGCTTGGCCACGGTGAGGCCCTGGCCTTCGCCGTCCGGGTCATAGTCGTGGCCGATGATCTGGGTGGCCGGCAGGGGCGTATCAATCATGTCGTCATAGGCGCCGGTCTTGGCCGGGTTGGTGGCGGCCCCGATAATCATGTCGTCATACTTCCGGGCATAGGCGGCCCGCATGGCCTCGGCGTAGGGAGACTTGGGGTCGCCGATCATGCGGATCTCNNCCGTGTCGCCCTGCCATTGGCCCGGGTCGCGGCCGGTGTTGAAGGGGTTGAACTCGACCTCGCCGAACTGCTTGACCACCTGGGCGGCCTTGCCGGTGTAGGTTTTGGTGTCGATGGTCCCGGCCAGGTGGGGCTGTTTCTGCTGGAGCAGAAGCTCCACGTTGGCCGTGAACTGGAGAATGTGATGGTCTTCGATTTTTAACGTGGTCATACGCCTTTCCTTTTCCTGTAAACTTGGCTGAAAGGTGGATTGGAAAGGGGTTGCCGGTTGCCCGACCCCGCGCCGTGGCCGCGGTTCCGGCTCCCCCGCCCGGAAGGACTCCAGGCGAGGGAGTTGTCGGAGGTTGGTTGAGGGTTAAGGCCTAAGAGGTTACCCAGGGGCCGGGGGCCCCTGGACCCCGTAATTTAAACAATCTTCCGGCCTCGGCTGCCGAACCCCGCGCCGGCCCATAGTCCGCCGGCTTGGGGGCCTGGGGCCTCAGGCCCCAGAGGCCCGCTTGTAAAGCTCTTCCATCTGGCGGCAAGCCTCGGGTTCGCCGTCCAGGTAGCGCTTCGTGAACTTCTCGTCGGCCTTAAGCTCGGCTATGCGGCTCTTGGCCGCTTCCGGGGAGCCGCCGAAGCCGGCCGCCTCGGCCCCCTCCACCCGCCTGTCCTCGCCCAGGGCTTTCCCTATACGCGCAAACATCCGGGCGGCCTTGGTCACGCCCCAATACATTTCAATGGCCGCGGCCTCCTGGTTGGAAAGGCCCAGGAACCGGAAGCCCCGGCGGCAATGTTCCTTTTCCTCGGCGCTCAAGGTCCGCTCGGCCTCGGCCACTTCTTGCTGGTGGGTCTCCGCGGCCGCCTGGCGGTCGGCCTTGAAATAGGCTTGGTAGGCCGTGGCCAGCTTCTGGGCCTGGGCCTTGGAGAGCCCCGCGCCGTGCATGGTCTCGGCCATGGCCGACATGAAAACCTGGTCGGTCTCTTCCTGGGCCATAAGCTCAGTCAGCCCGTAACCCTCGGCCTTTTCCGGCCGGCCCAGGGCGTTGTATATCTTATCCAGGGCCTCCTGGTCCTTTTCGTCCTTGGGCAGGACCAGCCCCCGGCCGGCCTTGTCGGCCCCCAGGAACTCCTCCAGTTGGCGGTAGCCTTTCAGGACATCGCCGGGCTCTTTCCAGCCCTTGTTCTCCACGTAGCCCCGCGCATCCTCGGGCAGGGCGCCGATCCAATCAGGGGGCTCCGCCCCCTGGCCCCCGCTGGGGCCACCAGGGCTGAGCCCTGGACCCGGGCCGGAGGGCAATGCGCCGGCGCTTGGTTTGGTGGCCGCAGCCGGAAGTTTGTCGGAATTAAAAGCGCCCTCGGCGCCTTCCCGGCCTAAGAAAGTCTCGCTCATTAGTCGTCTCCTTGTAAAAGTCGTTTCAAAAACTGGTCGCCGACGCCGCTCATTCTGAGGATATAGCGCACCGTGGACCGTGAGCCCTCGACCAGGGGCAGGCTGTCCAAATCGCCCCTATCTTTAAAGAAGCAGGAAAAATTCATAAGGTCCACCAGGACCCGCCGGCCGTCCGGCTTGAGCCCCCCGGCCTCGTTGATGAAAAGCCGGCGATAGGCGTCCAAGGTTTCTTCACTGGCCAATATTCACCTCCATACTTCCGGCCTCGGGCGCCGAGGGCGCTTTCAATTTCCAACAATCTTCCGGCCTCGGCGGGTGAATCCCGCGCGGATTCAATGTTCGCCGGCTTGGGGCTCTGGGGCCTCAGGCCCCAGAGCCTTTTGGGCTTCCATCTTTTCTTGGCGGAGCCCGGCCACGACCCGCGGGTCCAGGATGGTCTCGGCCGGGGCCCCGAAGGAACGGCGCAGGACCTGGGCGGCCTGGTCGTAATCCACCAGGTCCAGGACCCCGGCGGCGTTGGGGCCAAGCTGGGCGATGACGCCCAAGCTCTGGAGGAAGCGCATCACGGCCACCCCGTCCGAGGAATCCAGGGCCTGGGTCATTTCGGTTTCGTATTTCGGCGTGAGCCCGCCCCCAGCGGCCGCCAGGGCCTCGGGCAGGGGCCGGGCCTCCAGGACCCCGGCGTAAGCCAGAATGTCCAGTTCCCGGACGATGAGGCCCCGCAGAAGCTCGGATTGCTGGCGGCCCATGGCCGGGGCCAGAAGCTGGGCCTTTTCCTGGGCCCGCTGGACCACCTCGGTAGCCGTCTGTTCCCCCGGCTTCTCCACCAGGATTTGAAACAGGTTGAGATAGTAGGCCTCGTTGATGACCCGGCGGCGGGCCTCGATCATCTCCATGCCCACGGGCAGCTTGCCGTCTATGAGCAGAGGATGGACCAGCTGGGTGCCATCGGCGGCCAGCCCGCCGGTGATGATGGCCGCCGGCTTAAGGGAGAAGCCGGTGAGCACGTCGTCGTCCGGCACCAGGATGGGCGGGTCAACTATTTTCTCGGCGGCCCGGATGATGGTCTTCTGGATGGCGTTGATCTGGATTATGCTGCTCAAGACGCTCATGGCCGGGGACCGGCCGTAAACCTCGCCGGGGGCCAGGACGAAGCGGCTGACCACGTAGGGCATGGAGCGGTAGCCGCTTTCCCTCACCACAGCGCGGGCGGCCCGGGCCAAGTGGATGGAGGCGTAGGGCATGTTCAGCGCGTCCCGCCGCTTGGGGTCGGCCTCCCGCCGGGGGAAGACCGCGTGAATGAATTCGTGCTCGTTCTCTTTGCGGGCCGAATCCTCGGCCTCGCGCTTTATATTATCCGGCAAGGCTTCACCGAACTCCTGGAGGGCCTGGCGGGCCGTCAGCTTGTAGGCCCGGAAAACCGTGTCGATGCGCCCGGCGGCGTCTTCGGCCAAGTAGAGTTGATGGACCGGAATGTTTTTATATAAAAAACCCCGGCCCATATCCTCATCCACGAACAAACAGGCCGTGCCGTGGACGCCCAGGCTNNCGGGTCGCCGGTGACCAGGGTGTGCCATTTGCGGGTGCGGGGGGTGAGGACGGATTCCAGGGCCGCGGCGAAACGCCCCAGGGCCAGGGGGGCGGTATCATCGAAAAGCCGCTCGGCCCGCCGGCGGTATTCCCCGCTGCGGGGCAGGACATAGTCGGAACACAGCCGCCAGATGTCCTCCCATTCGGCCCGTAACGTAGCCAGGGAGTTTAAGCGTTTCATAATATCGTCGGCTTGGATCATGTTTTTTTATCTTTCCTGGGGCCGGCGGCCCCAGACCCCAATATTAGGGGGCGCGGGGGACCGCGGTCCCCCGCTTAATTCTTCCCTTCAATCAATAAGCACTGCACCAGGGAGCCCAAGAGGAAAGGCAAAGGAAAATCCTGGGCCACGGTGACCACCCCATCCGCCTCATACCCGCCCGGCCAGGGAACGCTTATAAGGCCGGAATAAAGGCCGGGGGCCTTGTCCATGTGCCGCATGCCGGGCCAATACTCCAGGCTGTCGCCTGGACCATAGCCGACGGACATTGTGCCCGCGCTGGATTCATAGGCCGTAGCCGGAAGATTGTCGGAAAATTTGCCGTCACGCAGTGACCCAGCGGCCGATTCCAGGAGACGAAGCTGGACCTGGGTGGTCCGCTTTTGCCGGCCCTGGGCCGTGCCGTCGGGCAGGTTGGCCTCGAAGTTCACCGTGGTCAGGATTGAGCGGTAGGGAAGCCCCACCTGGATAATGTTGGCCGGGAACTGGAGGCTTATGCGGCCGTTCTCCACCACCCGGGGCGGCTGGACCCCGCCGTCGCCCAGAATGTGAACCTCATAGCCTTCCAGATGCTCCAGGCCGTCGATTTCGGTCAAGCCTTCCCCGCGCACGGTCACTCCGCAATCCACGAAAAAGGCCTCTTTCTGGTCCCCGCCCAACTCGTGGCCCGGCTCCAGGGTTTCGATGTAATTGACAACCTGGCCGTTCACCTCACGCTCCACGGCCAGCCACAACTCATCCCGCCCGCCCTGGACGGCCGGGACCACGGCCAGGGAATAGACCCGCCCTCCCCCGCCCAGGATGTGCCGGTGCCAGGCGTTCATCTCCTGCTCTTTTGAATAGGTGAAGCCCAGAAGCTGGCCGTCGGCCCGGGCCGCCCAGAGGG